ATTTATATGATTATTTTAGGTGATCTTTGCAGGTTTCGTACCAAAATTTTCCACTATCACGAAGAAGCTCGTTTTGTTCTCTAAGGTTTTCTAGTCTTCTATCTATTAATTTCCATTGATAGTCTGTTATTGGTTTATTTTTTTCGTATAGTTTCTTAAGTCTTTCTATAACATCGTCAATAGCTGGGCAAGTAAGATCAGGGACTTTTGGTGCCTGCTTTTTTAACTTTCTAAAAAACTTCTTTTTCTTGTTACTATATCTCATACGTATATATTTAGAAATATTTTAGAAAAATAAAAGTGCTAAGAAAAGTTATAAGAATGTTTAATAAACATAGGGGCCGAAGCCCCTATGCTGGTCTATGTTCTGTTGCCGAGATTAACCTTTCTCCGAAATGGCAGTATTAAACTGCAACCAGTTCTCTGTCAGCAAAAATGCTAACTGGAACTGTCACTTCAGGTTTAAATGCTAATGCATTTATAAATTGGACGTTACTTCGTGCCTACTAGATAGACTCCATTTGTCTTTACATTCCGGTCGATCCTAGTTCACCCCCGTTAAACACTTAAACCTTAAAATGTTTCACGTGGAAGAATTTGGTGGAGGTGGTCGGTACTGCCCCGACGTCCCTGAAATTTATTACCCAAACTTCAACGTCTACAGTAATATTTATAACATCTTTTTATTGATATGTCAAAGACATCGATGGTACAGTCTGGTATGCTGTTTTATGTTGGGAGGATTATTCTACAATGCGTTTAAGATTTCCTGCTACTTGTCGTCCTCGAAATTCTACCATCTCATATTCCATGTTGTCGCCATCATGAACGTCGCTTAAATTAGCGGCTTTTAAAGCTGATACGTGTAAAAACACGTCTTTGCCTTCTTGATCTGGTGTGATGAATCCGAAACCTTTAGCGGAATTAAACCATTTAATTTTGCCTGTTGCCATATTCTTCTTATGTGATCTCTTCTTATTAATTATTATTATTAGTTATTGTCTTACTGAATTATTTATATGAATTCCTGAAAAAGGGTGTTGTTGGCATGGATAATCGATTAGATCCACGCCAACTTTTAAATTACATAGAATTTTTCTTTTCTTGTATTTCCTTACGTCTAGCTTTAGCAAGTTTCCCTAAATTTCCTAGGGCCTTTCTAGCTCTAGCCGCCGCGGCTTTAATTCCTTTTGTTTCGAATGCTTCGTTTTCTTTAACGTAGCTTTCGACAGCCTGAGTAATCTCTTGATTGGTGTCACTCATGTTTTTTATTCTCCTTAATTATAACGTTATAAATCTCAGTCCAATTGTTAACTCGTCGAACTGGAGTTTCATTAGTATTGTAGCTTCTATTGTGTGGAAGGTCAAGTAATAATGAATTCAAATCCAAAGATGCTCCGTCTTCGGCATTTTCTGGTTTATCTTCTATCCAAAATGTTCCTTTTGGATAACTTCTTAGTGTCTCTAACTTGTCGGCACCTTGATCCAAAAATATAAGTTTATTAAAAACATCACCAAAATGTGTTTGTAAGTTTTCTCGTCTTAATTCATTTGCTCTAGCATCCAAAGTTTGAGATGTTATTACATCAAATTTATATCCTTGTTCTGATAATTTTTTTACTATTTCAACACTACCTTCGACAGGTTCTATATCTCTCATCCAAGCACTCTCGTTGAATACTTTTATTAAGACTTTACTTTGACCTTCTCCTAAATGATAATTCATATCTATGCTATAATGATCTTTAGCAAATTTAGTAAATTCTTGAGACTCCATCCATTTGTCGAAATGTTTCTCCCAAAGAAGTAAGACTCCGTCGCAGTCTGTTGCTATTATTTTATTCATTAAGTATATTATGTTAATTTAAGACCAGATGTTGATTCTGAGTATTTTTTAGCCATTTCTACTTCTGTAGGAGAGTAAGCCATAATACTATTTCTGTGGATTCTAAATTCTTGATGTTGAGGAGTTGAAAACATAAAAGGTCCTAACCCTATTCCTTTTTCTGTTCTTACTAACATCATAGGACGTTTTATTATAAATTCTTTATCAGTCATTTCTATTACTCTTCCAATAACTTCTTCACCGGTATTTAATTTCATTGATATTGTTTGGTCGGGCTTAATCTCTAGCATATTTCTCCTCATCTATTTTTTTAAAATGTTCTACTAAATTGTCATAACTTCCTATTAATTTTCCGTCTAAGATAACTTGAGGAACAGTACGGACATTAGGAACTGCTTCTAATAATTGTTCTACAGTCCAGTTATCTCCGATCATTCTTTCTTCATATATTATTTCTTTTTGTTCTAAAAGTCTTTTAGCCATATCACAAAAATGACATTGCATTTTAGACCAAACTATATTCGACATTTAATTATCCTTTACTTCTGGAATAGGAATTGCGCCTATGCCTTCATCGTGAAGTTTTTTAACTTCGTTATCAGTTGCAGTACCGAAAATGTGATCGTCTCTTTCTCCTTTAGATGCTTTTCTGGCTTCCTTGGCAAAATTACGACCTACGTCTTCACAATTCTTTGTAACCCAATTATTTAAATTTTTTAATGCTTGTCTACTATTAAAAAAGACTTTGTTCTTTTTATCTTTCTTTGGCGATTCTTTAGTTTTAGTTTTAACAATACTAGGAGCCATTAGTGCTCTCCTAACATTAGGATCATCACACATAGGACAAAGTAGTAATTTTTTCTTTTTTTGATCTAGGTATGCAGTTTCAGAATCAAACCACCCTTCGAATTTATGGTCGTGTGTGCATAGTAAATTATATTTCGCCATCGTACTTAATTCTCCAATCACTTTTCGTATTGTTCTTTTTGTCCATATAATCTAGTATAAGACTGATTGCGAGAATTGTCAAGCCGAATCCAATAATCATCCAAAGTCCTTTGCCTTCTTCCCAATTGGTTAAAAGAAACCAAAGTACTTCCATGCCGTCCATATTTTGAAATTTATCCATTATAATTTAAATTTAGAAAATTGTCCTTCTTTTATATCTTGATTAATACCACCAATTAAGTATGATTCTACTTCCGTTTCTTGTGGAGCAACTTGTAATTCTCTTGAACTTAACCAATGTCTAGTCCAAGGTAGTGGATCTTGAGATTGTGGAATATCATATATTGGATCAAAGCCTAATGCTCTTAATCTTTTATTTCCTGTCCATTCTACGTATCTGTGTAAAAGTTTTTCATTTAATCCTATTAAAGACCCTTCATTAAACAAATACTTTGCCCAAGCCTTTTCTTCTTCAACACAATTTTTAAACATTTGAATAACTTGTTTATCGCAACTTTTAATAATTTTTTTCATTTCAGGATCATCACCTTTTTGCCAATTTTTAATTATATGTGATGTTAGGCTTAAATGTGTAGCTTCATCTCTAGCAATTAAAGATAATATTTTGGCAGAGCCTTCCATAAGTTTTAATTCACCAAATGCAAAAGTACAAGCAAAAGAAACATAAAATCTAACACCTTCTAATAAATTTACATTAAACATTGCCAAATATAATTGTTTTTTAACTTCTTTAAGATCACCTTTGCCTTTTATAAAATAGTCTTGTGCTACTTTCCCAAATGCATCATAATGTTCAGTAACAGTTTTAGCACGTTTTAGTATTTCTTTGTCAGTTAATATAGTATCAAATACCTCAGATGGATTAGGATAAACGTTTTTCATAATATGAGAATAAGCTCTTGAATGAAGTGCTTCCATGAAATCCCAAGTAATAATGCATCCTTCTAATTCAGGAAGTGAAACATAAGGCATGAACATTAAAGCAGGTCCTCTACCTTGTATACTATCTAGTAATGTTTGGTATTTTAAATTTGCTGTGAATATATGTTTTTGTTCAGGTCTAAAATTTGCGTAGTCTGATCTATCTTTTTGTAAAGATACTTCCTCAGGTCTCCAAAAGTATCCAAGCATTGTTTGATTAAGTTTATCAAATTGTGGATATTTAAATACATCATACCTTTGTATATTTTGGTCTGCACCAAAAAACATTGGTTCTTTTGTGAAGTTTACTTCGTTTTTATTGAATACTGATTTGCTCATAAGTTGTATTATATAGTACAAGCATCACAGTCTTCTTCTGAATTTGTTTCTACTAATTCGGTAACCTTCTCTTTCGATGCTTCTCCATTAATTTTTGCATCACCATTTATACCAGTAATTGGTTTTTCTTTTAAATGGTCATAAATTTCACTAGTGTCTATTCCTGACGGTTGTACATCTTCTTCTTCACCTTTAAAGTCATAAGTGTTTTGATAGTAAGATGTTTTCCAACCAAATTTATATGCATTAAGCATATCTTTTGCCATTTCAGATATAGGTACTTCATTGTTTTCATAGTGTAATGGATTATAACTCCAGTTGCCACTAATAGCTTGATCAAAGTATTTTTGCATCATTGAAACAATTTTAATATACCCGTCATTGTTTTCCATATCCCAAAGTAAAGTATATGCATTTTTAAGTTTAGGATAACCTGGGACTATTTGTTTTAATGGACCTTTTTTACTTTTCTTAATTGATAATATTGCTCTTGGTGGTTCAATTCCATTTGTTTCGTTACTGACTACGGAAGAACTTTCACTTGGCATTTGTGCTGTTAATGTTGAATGTCTTAATCCGTGTTTTAAAATATCTTTTCTTAAACTTTCCCACGCCATTCTTTGTTTGTGTGGTACAATTTTATCTACATCTTTTTTATAATGGTCTATTGGTAATTGACCATCTGCATATGTTGTTCTATCAAACTTAGAACATTTTCCTTTTTCTTGTGCCAACGTATTACTAGCTTTTAATAGATAAAATTGAAATGCTTCTGATAATCTATCAACGGCATCCCAAGCACCTTGTTCACTATATTTGTAACCTTGTTTTGCTAGGTAGTGTGCTAATCCAATATAACCAATACCTAAAGAACGTCTTGCTTTAGTGCTTATTTCAGCCGCCTTAACTGGATAATCTTGATAGTCGATAATTTGATCTAATGCTCTTACAGTTAAATCGCAAATAGGTTCTAAATCAGAAACGTCACTTATTGTTCCAACATTAATTGCTGAAAGAATACAAAGTGCAATTTCTCCTTTTTCATCATCAATATGTTGAATAGGTTTTGTAGGTAATGTAATTTCTTGACATAAGTTTGACATTGTTATTCTGTCTTTGAAAGAAGAGTGAGTATTACAATGATCAATATTCATTATATAAATTCTACCTGTTTCTGCTCGTTCTTTTAATATGTCAAAGAATAAATTTTGTGCTGATACTTTTCTACTTGAAAGAGTTTTGTCTTTTTCACATTTTACATACAATTCATCAAATTTAGGAGTGCCCCAGGCTTTTACTAAACTAGGTACTTCATGCGGAGAGAATAATGTAATGTCTCCTTCGGTAATAAATCTTTCATAAAACAATTTAGAAATTTGAATTGAGTAATCCATTTTTCTAGCTCTGTTATCTTCAGTTCCTTTATTATTTTTAAGAACTATGATATCTTTAATTTCTTGGTGCCATATAGGAAAGTGGACAGTTGCATTTCCACCACGTACACCATTTTGTGTACAACTTCTAACTGTAGCTTCGAACTTTTTAAGAAACGGAATCACGCCTGTGTGTTGAACCTCTCCACCTCTTATTTTAGAATTAATTCCTCTTATGCGTCCTGCATTAATTCCTATGCCTGCTCTACGTGCCACATATAAACCGATAGCCATATCACTAGAAAAAATTGATGGAAGAGTATCATCACTATCAACTAAAACACAACTTGCGAATTGTTTAATAGGTGTTCTAACTCCTGCCATTACTGGTGTTGGAATATTAATTTTAAATTGTGATATTGCATCATAATATCTTTTAACATATTGCAATCTATTTTTTTCTGGATAGTTAGCAAATAACGTTGCCGAAATCATCATGTACATATCTTGTGGCGTTTCGTATAATTGTCCTGTGCTTCTATCTTGTACAAGATATTTGTCTACTACTTGTCTTATTCCAGCATAAGTGAAATTTAAATCTCTGTCTCTTCGTATCCAAGAATTAAGTTTTTTTGATTCTGTTTTAGAATATTTTTCCATGATGTCTTTGTCATAAACACCTAATTCGACATTTCTTTCAATTAATTTAGACAAAGGCATATACTCATATTGTCCGTGTGCTTCTTTACGTACATCATATAAAAGTAATCTTGCCGCGGCGTATTGATAATTTGGTTGGTCTAGAGTTATTAAATCATTTGCTGATTTAACTAGTATTTGTTGAATTCCTTTAGTCGTTATTCCATCATAAAATTGAATATTAGCATTCATCTCTATTTGAGAAGAACTAACACCAGGTAAATCGTTACAAGCTTCTTCAACTACAAAATGAATTTTGTTAATATCTAATTTTTCTAGTTTGCCTTTACGTTTTTGTACCTTAATCTGTGAATACGCCTGAGATGTAGTAGTAGTTTCCATAAATTCTTTTTATTTTGTCCTGTCCGATGTATCCTTTAAAGTACTATTTATTTTATATTGATGATTAGCTTATTATATGCAATTTTATTGTTTTTGTCAAATTAAATCTGTTCGTTTTTTTGTAAAAATTTAAAGGTTAATATGGTACTAAAACTAAAGGTTGTTAGTTAAAGTATCATATAATAATTATCTAGAAAAGTTTTTATTAAGAAAGAACCGAAACGTGGAAAATTAAGCCTGCGTTGTCTCCTGCAGTTGTATTTTTAGCAAAAACTACCAAAGTTTCCTTTGTTGCGTCACCATTTTCATCTGACAACGTAGTTGTAAACTCTAAATTAGTTTCAAATGCACCATCACCATCATAATTATATTCATCTTCTATTTTAGATGTACCTTGTACAACATTAACCATTATATTCAATTCTCCGTGTCTTGTTGCATTAACCGTATTACTTTGATATGTATAATCAATTCTATATTTTTTATTTGAGTCTGCTGGTAATCTAAATATTCTAGTTGTAGTTGGTGCATAACCAATTGACGCTTCAAATGTGTAAGAAAACATACCTGCAAATTTTCCTTCTATTTCTGGAATATATGCAACGGCAGTTAAATTTGCAGTATCAGATGATAAAACTTTTGTTCTAGTAAAGTGATCCGCGTGTGAAGAATTATTTCTAGCTTCAAATTTAATTATTCCAGAAACTGGTCCATTTTCTGCACCGCCATCATTTCCAACTGATGCATAAGAATTATTTGCACTAACATTTCCATAACCAGCTTTAACCCAATAACCATTTTTATCTATATTAGCAAATCGTGAGTTAGTAATAGAGTTGTTAATAGGTCCTGTAGCCATTGCTACATTTCCAATATTTGTATTTCTACCAAATGCTACACCATAGCCTAAATTTTCAAATATAGAATTTACAAAAGTATTATTAACAATATCATTATCTGAAACTACTCCATTACTCCAACCGTCTATATAAAATTTGTTAAAATTATTATTTGAACAAGTAACAACAGAACTTAAACTTACTAATTTAATTCCTGCTTGAGCACCATTTTGAATTGCTGTTCCAGAAGTCCAAGGACCTTTTATTTTAATATCTTCAAAAAAACTATTAGAAACATTATCTAGTTGCATTGCAACTTCATTGTGAACGGTTGTATGTTCTATTGTTAAACCTTTAATTGAAAGATGTCTTGGTTGATTAAGTGTAGTTGTTTGTGCAAAGTGAGTTGCCGCATCTCCTGGAGTTCTAATTCCGTTTACTGCATGAATAGATATATAACTGCTATCTTGTTTTATAACAGTTTTATCACTACCATCTCCTTCAATATTTGTAAAAGGTGGAAGTTTTAATGTACCATTAAGAATATATACTCCGGCATGGAGTTTTAATGTAACTCTACTTGTTTCATTTCCAACAGTTGCAGGGTTACAAAATAATTGATCTATTGCTCTTTGTAAAGCTTCTGTTACGTCTGTACCATCACCATTAACACCAAATGACCTAGCACTAACTATATCATCTAGTCTAGATTGTAAATCTCTTTTAGTATGATTTAATGAAGATGTTCCTGTTTGTACTGTAGAACCATTTAAGTAAATGTATTGATTGCTTAATTGAAATAAATTATCGTGTTCTGTTAAAACTTTAGTATTTCCTACATTAGGAGCACCTTCAGCCACAGAACCATTACCTAGGTATAATTCTTGTGAATCTACTGCCCAGCCAAATTCTCCGCCTGCAAGTTGAGGTAATCCTGAACCTGCGTTCTTTTTACCTCGTCTAATCTGTATTCTTGATATCGATACAATAGCCATATATGTCCTTATTATTTTATATTTATCGACTGTAATGTGTTTTGAAATTTAGTTAGTATGTTTAATATAGTACTGCTCCACCCTTTTCCACCACATATCTTTATAATTGTTGTAGTTTTCAGGTGTTATGTTAAATTGTTGGTATGTAAGATCCCTACAACATAAAAATACGTGTCCTTGGTTAATATTAGTACCGTACACTTCATTATGTGCTTCTGCATAAGCCACTAACTGCAAATAGTAATCTGTAACCCATTCCTCACGTTTGGGCTTGTTTGACTGTTTAAAGTCTATAATAGCAGGCATACCTTTGTATTCTCCTAATATGTCAGTTGTACCAGCATAAATTTTAGGAAAATATAATCCAATTTCACTACCCCATATTTCATTAATATCTTTTAATCCATTTTCATATATTATTTGTGCCATTTTAAAAGCCTGTTGATGATAAGGATTAGATCCAGGTTTTTTCCATTCACTATTGTTTACATAATGTTCAAGATGTTTGTGCATTGAAGTTCCGACAGTAGTTGCTTCAAGAGTTATTTCTTTAGCTTTTACGTGACCTACTTTTTTACGCCATCTGTTTAAATGGGTTTTGTCTTTAGTTGCGTCTAGGATTGTTGTAACACTTGCTACTTTGTCTCCGTCTGGAGTTTGATATACTCTTCTACCTTCAAGTATAGATCGTGACATTCTTTTATATTCATACTTCTCGGTAATTAAGGACATTAAAATTTATTTTTTATTTTCTTGATTTTCTGTAGTTAAAGAATCTATTCTATCTAATTGTTCTGTTCCAGTAAGGTTATCAATAGCATCTATAGGTTCTAATTGTTTTTGTAGTCTTTCTGATTCTGTTTCTTCTTCAGGATATTGATTTGATGGTACAAAAGGACTGTAACCTTGTTCTACTGCTTTTTCATCATCCTCTCCTACAATTGCGTTAACTTCTGGAACATAATGTTTTAACATATCTTCCACACCTTGATGTAGTGTTTGTTTAGACATAGCACATCCTGAACAACTTCCTGCTAATTCTAATTTTGCCACACCTAATTCCATATCAAAATCCAAATAATTTATAAATCCATTATGTTGGGCAACAGCTGGGGCTACTTTATCTTCCAGCACGAATTTGATGTCTTTAGCAATTTCTTCTTTAGTTCTATTACTCATCTGTTTGTTCTTTAGGACAAGAACATTGATTATTTTCTGTACATTCACAAGGATCACAAGTACAATTTTCGCATTTACATTTTTCGTTTTCACAAGCCATAATATTCTCCTTCATAGTTATTGTATATTATAAACCAAAATAAGTCAATTAGAATCTTTTTTTGGCTGTAGCTCTTTTAGCCATTCGTCCAATATCTGAAGTTTTCTTTTTTTGAGTTATTTCTGGATTAGAGTTATTTGCATCTGTTTTTAATGTGATGCCATCTTTATCAAATTTTTGAGTTAAGTTTTTTACGCCAGGAACACTATCGTATCTGTTTTTGAAGTTATTAAAGCTATATTGACCGCCCCCGACATTCTGCATTATTTTATTAAGAGCATCATAATTTAAATAGGCAGTTTGCCCTTTAGAATTTGCACTACTAATTAAATTTCTTAATGTTTGGATAAGGAGAGTGTCGGAAGACTCGGTTAAGCCTTTTTTTTTCCTATGGACTTTGCTGATAATGTTTCTGCTAGTCTTCTTGACATTCTTAAAATTGATTCTCTTTTGCCTCTGTCTGCTGGTAAATCTCCACCAGTTGCAGGTTCGCTCGCTCCGAAATCGTCTGCTGGAACATCTGCTATATCATCTGTTGGTTCTACTACAGGCTCGTCTGGAGTATCTGTTCCCATTGTTGCTGGAACTGTCTCGCCTGTCAGGACGGCTACGCCTCCTGTTAATGATGTTCTTGTAACTTCTAGTGCTGAGTATAATGATTCTAATGCTGGTTTAACTTGATTAACAAAACTTTCTGATTGCTCTGAGCCTACTTCATCTCTAATTGCATCGCTTAATTCTAACATTGATTCTGTTTGCATAGACGCTGTGTCTTCCATCCAGCCTGTGATTTTGTCAACCATATCTTTAGCCGCCATCACTAATTGTGCATTTTCTTCTGCGCCTTCTTTAACTTGTACGTCTTCTTTTTTCATTGCTTTTTTAATTGCTATATCTTTTGATTTCATATAATCTTTTGAATCGACATCGCCATCTTTGTCATGGTCTTTGCCTTTTGCTTCGGTTGTTTTTAAATCTTGTGCTTTCATTGTATCTGTATTTATGTTCTCTGGTGACATATCACTAGCGTCTGGTTGGGCATCTCCTTGGTCATCGAAGCCGTTTTGCACCATATCTATTGCAGTACGCAATGCCAGTGCCTTAGCTGGGTCTTTTTCTTCAGCCTGTCTTCGGTCTAAATCTGCTAATACGTCAGCTTTTGGTTTAGCTAAATGATCAACGTCATCTTGATATTCGCCTACTATTTCTTGAGCATCTATATGGATATCTGACATACCGCTTTCAATTGCCGCATTTATTACATCTAAAAACATTCTTTGTTTTTGATACTCTTCGCTTGTGGATAAATTTTCTTGTGCTTGTAGGGTTGAAATTTTGCTGATAGTTCTTTCTTTAGCAGACTCTAATTGCTCAATTGTAAATTTTTTAAGGTCAATACTCTCACCAAACATCTGAGATAATGTTTGATTCATTTGTTCTGCTGTAACTTTTGCTTTAAATTGCGATATCTTCATTAATAATATCCCCTATATGATTTATTTATCAAATACGTACTCATCTAGACGATCCCTTAGATTCAACACATCGTCCCAACTGATGTCATAACGTATATTTGCGTTGTCTATACTTATAGGATTGTCAGAGTTTGCTATGGTATTCTTGTATTGTACACATTTGTTGTATTTTGATTGAATTTCCCTATCTAAGAGTGTTATTTTGTCAATATCGTCTTCACGGTCATCAACTAGGGCTTTAGCTGTTGCAAGGGCGGCTGTTTTAGTAAATGTAGTTGCAACTTGTTTATTATACCTTAGGTCGTATATTAAATGGCTATAACCATTTTCACGTATTATAAAATGCTTCATCCGTATGCCACTACCATTTTTTACAGGTATGCATACCTTGTCAATGTTTCGGTCGATAAGTTTTAAAAGTTCTTTAGATAGATGTTTTGTATTCATTCCCAACCACTAGCACTTGTCCGTCTTTTATTATTTTTTTGACGACACTTTTGTTTATAAGATTTCTGATTAACTGTTGTTCTCTTTCGGTAAAGAGATCTAAACGACTCTGTTCTCTAAGTTTACTCAAAACGTTATACTCTTCATTTGAAACGTAAATTTTAAAACTGTCTAGTATTAATTCGTTAATCTTCATCCCTGTGCTCTTTGTCTCCTTAATAAGTTGTTTATTATAGGATTTAGGTCCTTCTTATTAAGTGTGGTTTTAGGGGCTTCCCCGGGTTTTGGATCAGGATTTTTAAATGATACTGTATCAGCATCAACTGTATCTATTTCCATGTCCGTTTCTTGGTTGGGGCCAACAGGTATTGGAAGTGATTTGCCCGGTTTAAGTAAATCCCTGTTAGCAATTTTATTAATTTGTGTGGCTACTTGTTTTGTTCCTACTGATTTGATAGTTCCTTTAGGAAGAACTCCTGTTGGAACAGGGTTACCCATTGGGCCAGTAGCAGTCCCTATTTTTTTCATAAGGTTTGTAATATAATCAGCTTCTTTAATTTCTTTATATCTCATTATCGTATAGATGCTCTTTTCCATATACTAGATCTTCTAGTAGGTTTAAATGATGTTCTTCCTCTAACTGTTTGGTGACCTAATCTGTTTAGTTGTGATATACGTCTAGAAAATGTAGCTCTTTTAGTTCTTGCTCTTTTAACTTTAAGTGCAGAACCTTTTCTAGCTTTTGCTCTTTTGATTGATATAATACCAGACATCCTTTTAGGAGCTGTACAAGTTTTAGGATCAGATACAATTCTTCCTTTTCGTACCCCAGCAGTGCAACGATACTTACGTACCATTTTGCCTCCGGTTCTAGACCAGACTTGGACAAACGTTTCACCTACTTGTAATGGGCTTACTACTTCTACTATTTTCATACTTTTCCTACTGTATGAACGTATTTAGTGATTGTGGGGGGTTATACTGGGAATTTTAATAATAGAACTACTATTGTGGAAAGGAGACCGGCTACTATGGTACCTGTGGCACCTATAATAACTTTAATCATCGACTTGTTGCCATGCTGTATATCTTGATGAATAGTTTCTACTTTCTTTTCTATTGCACCAAGTCGATTCTCCAAAGACTCGTATCTTTGATGACACAACTCTACGTGTGCTTCTAAATTTTTCTGTTCTATATTTTTGGACTCTGCCATTTTTTCTCTCTTCCTAATATTTAATTATCCGGTGGAAGGGCCTATGATTACGCCTAAAATGTGCCTTGATTCGTTTAATGTTACTATTTATTGTCAAGGTTGCCGTCGTTATCTACCGTGTTATTAGTTTCTACTACTATTATATTATTAGTTTCTGGATCCAAGGTTCTGAACATACTATTGGTTAAACCAATCGTTTCGTCTAATGAATTAATTATAGGAACCAAATCAATATCTTCTTTTATAAAGTCTATAATTTCATTAACGGGTAAAGGATCTGCTCTATCTTCTATTGCAAACTCCATAGACCATACATTATGGTCACCAGAATAGTTTTCACCAAAATTTGTATTTGCCAAATTTATTTTTTCTACTTTTGGAGCATCTCCAGGAACAATATTTGTTCTTAATTGAAGACAGTTTTCAAAGGTTAGATAATTGGCGTGTTGGGCAATAGCTTTTTCGTTGTTGCTATTGTTTTTGTGTAATCCTGTTTTTGTAACGTCTACTAATGATAAAACTTTAATTCTCATAAACCTTCTTCTCTAAGTTAGTTGTACTTATTATAGATGAAAAAAGGGTGCTCAATTTCTTGAACACCCTTAATCCTGAGAATCTAAAAATTTGAATTCTTATTTTAAATTATAGTACGTATGTTTTGGCTGTTACTGTTGCACTGCCTAAAGCTATACCGTCAACTGTTCCTAAAGCAACCACTACATCTTCTAAGTGTGCCGCTAAAGTTTCAGAATTTGTACCATCATAAGTATCTGTACCAAAATCACCTTCAACTGCAATTGACATATTGTTGTTTGTAGTATGAAGTGGACCTGTTAATACTATGTTAGTAATTTGACTTATTGCTTCTAGAACTGCTTTAACTGTTGAGTTTGGGCCTAATTTGCCGTCAACTGCACCATTAAAGTCAATATCCATATGCACTAGGTTTCTTCCTGTGTTGTTAAAATCAACAGCCTCAGCCGCTGGATTAACTCTTGTTACTGTCGCCATTTTTTTTCTCCTTTTTTCTCTTAAATGACTTAATCTACGCTCAGTAGATTAAATGTTAAAATTAATATTAAAATAATAATATTAACTATTAAGACCAAGTGTCGCCACTGATAGTCGTTGCCGCTACCGTAGTCGATACACCAGTTTCAGTGTCGATAAGCGCCTTTAAAGTCGCCGCCGCACCTGTACTTCCATTACCTTCGTAACCACCTTCTAAGCCTACTACTAGGTCATTAGCCGCTGGTATACCAAGTACTACGATATTCGCTTCGCCAGATATAGCTCTTACAGTTTTGTGAAAAACTGAAGATGCACCTTCTGGAGCAGTGTGAATTCCTGTAGCACCTGTAATTTTGTAAAAATCTATATCTTTCGATAAAAATTCTACGCCATTAGGATTAGTAACGTCTTTACTTCCTGATATTACTGCCATTTGTTTTCTCCTTTTTATATATTAATAATACTTCCATTTATTTTAGGGTGCCCAGTAAGAACACCCTAAAAATCTTATTAAAGTTATTAGCGTGAATTACGCCGCTATTAGTGTAGATGCCGCTGTAACTGTTGCGCCTGATATGTCATAGTCGTTAGGACCAATTGTGTCTAACTGTCTAAGACGTCTTTGTAAATCAACTGCGTCAGTTTGCGAACCATCTACTATTACAGTCATTTTACCACTGTTGTCGTTTACAATGCTGTATAGTAACGGTTGTACTTCACCAAGGATAACTTCAATTGCTTCTCTAGCCGCATCATCTTCTGTACGAAGGTCTCCGCCTGCGTCAATCAAAAATGCACCTAGGTTAGCAGTACTTCTTACGCCGCCTTCAGGTAAAAAATTACCGAAGCCACTAGTTCTTGCTATTTTAGCCATTTGTTGTCTCCCTTAAAAATGATAACTCCCTAAAATTCAACGGACAGGTTGACATTAGTTCGTTATCCTTTAATTTAAGAAAAGATTTACAATATATGAATGAATGTGTTTAATCACTTTCGCCATCTTTTGTGTCTTCTTTTCTCGTTAATGGCAGTCTACACTCCGTAGACTGTGTATTGCAATTATTTAGTGCGAATGGGTGGAAAATTGTGTGTTATTATTACTTTCTTGGTGTTTTTAGGACTCTTTGATGTAATCCTTTTAAAATAGCTACAGATCCTGGACCTGCTTTAACAATATCGTCTATCATTTTAATTGCTGGAATATATGCACTAACTATTGTAGCTGGTATAGATTTTCCTGCCAATGCAAATTCTATAAATCTTTTTAATTGAACTATGCTTTTAGTACCAGTAAGATATCTGTACATAGCAAGATCTCTGCCTTGTATACCTATGTCAGGTACACTAATTTTAGGTTCATTGTCTTTAACTAATCCTGTTTCTAAATTTTTATCTGCAACTAATTTTTGTAAATGTTGTATAATATCACTATTTCTTAATTTTGCTCTAGCGGCATGAAGCAATCTAGTAACTGCTTTTTTACGATTTCTTTCAGTTAAACCAGTATAGTTTAATATGTCTCTTCTAATTGTTTTATAATCGCTGTTTCTAATTTTTAAAGCAGATTCTAAATTAGCAAATAATTGAGTCTCAGTACTTGTTAATCCACTTGCTATTTTTGATAGGTATCTGTTTAAAGCCATCGTAGGAAGTGTAGTAGCTTTTCTTTTTGCCATAGCACTTTTAGGATCTTTTAATTTGTCCATTGCTTTTTGATCACCTGTAACAAAATATATAAAATTGTATAGGTCAGTGCCATTCATTCTAAAATTTTTGTAGCTAGAATACGTTGTTGTACTTTTAGCATATGATTTTGCAAAATGTTTATATGTTTTGTATTTGCTTAATAGTTCTAAAATTAGGACAGTAAGATATAATCTTTCACTGCAATCAGTATAAGTTAATATTCTTTGATCAGCAGAATTACGAGTCATTCTCGCTTCATATATTTCACTAATAAATGGAACTCCAATTGTATCTAACATTAATTTATTACCTCATTTAAAGCAATTATCATTTTATCTCTTTTAGGAGATTTAAAACATTGTACAAGTTTTTTGTGTGCTGTAATATGATCTTCGTGTGTAATCCATACTTTATTATCTTTTGCATCTGTTCCACCAATGCTTTCTGGAAGGATCCAATGTTGGACTGTACTTTTACCTTTTCTTTTTCTAGGTAGTGTTTTAATCCAACCTCTATATCTGTCGTACTTTATACACATTTTTAATTCGCTAGTGCAACGTTTGCCGTGGGTCCTGTTTTTGGGCCACCTTTAATAGCGGGAGGTCGAGACTTTCCAGAAGGTTTAGGACTCCAAAAACTAGGTTTAGGTTTCTTTCTCTTCTTTTTGTATTCATCAACTTGTTCTTCTTGGGCACCACCATCATCTACGTTCATATACATTTGTCCAAATAGTGTTACCATATCTGGTGCTCCTAAAAATTTAGCAAGAGTATTTGATCCTTGTACATCTTTAGTAAATTGCAATCTTAATGCTGGTTTAATTTGATTGGATGTCATTAAATTTCTTAACATTTGGGCTTGGACTACTGTAACTCTAAACTGTTTATTATCATCTGTAGTTATAGTGTCTACCGGTTTAGGATTGCCTTGACTGTCTAAAACTTTTCCTAATTGATTGAATAAAGAGTCTTGTTTAAAGTCTTTATCATATGCCGGTTCACGGTCCGCTGGGTCTCTAAATTCATTAAATCTCATATTATTCTCCTATCTTGTATTTATTGCTCTGTTGGCTTGAGTAAACCCTGATCTTCTAACTAGTTTTATACCGCCCAAAACATATCCTTCCCCGCCTGGTTTTCCATTTATAGATGCTTGGACATCTCCAGGTGCAGAATCTAATTGTGCTATAATATTGTCTTTAGCATTCATTATACCAGTAACAGTATTCCAAAGTGCTACAAAGCCATTTATATTTTGTTTTATATATTCTATAATTTTGTTTTTCTTAGGTTCACTAACTGCACTAGTTAATAACCATCTAGAAAAGTCACTACCTAAATTTTGAAGTCCTTGGTCAACCTTTGCGTTAGTATATGCATATAATATTTTAGGTAGATCAGTTAGTTTCATACTAGCTAATTTGTTTTTGTCTAATAAGGCATCTATTAAAGTAGCATTTTGACTTACTACATTTTTTATTTTGTTTAATGCGTTGGTATCTACACCTACTTTCTTGTTTACAGTTGTTGGGGGAATTACAAATAACCCCTTGCCGTGGATATATCTTTCAAGGTCTTTAATTTGTGAAATTTGTCCTTGTTCGCTCATCATATTATGAACTACAACGCCTGCTTTACTTTGTCCTATCTTTTTACCTAGTTCACTATCTACATCTACACTATA